AATAGAGCTATTTATGAAGTACAGAGCTGGACTGCCTAAACAAGAGATTGATTTAAACCATTCTGGTGAACAGGATATTAACTTTACCTTAAAAGGTATAATAGACTTCGATGAGTAAGATATCCTTAAACCCTAAATATAAACCTTTATTTGATTCCTCCTCTAGATATTATATAGTTACTGGTGGACGTGGTTCTTCTAAGTCATTTAGTTTATCTACTATGATATTGCTATTAACTTATGAAGAGGGTCATAATGTATTATTTACTAGATATACAATGACCTCAGCCTCAACTTCTATTATACCTGAGATGACAGAGAAAATAGAGATGCTAGGATTAGATAATCATTTTACAGTTAATAAGACTGATATAACTAATAAGATTACTGGTAATGTAATATACTTTAGAGGATTGAAGACTGGTAGTGGTAATCAAACTGCAGCACTTAAATCGTTAAATGGGATAACTACTTGGATATTAGATGAGGCAGAAGAGATGCCTGATGAGAAGCTATTTGATAAGATTGATTTATCTGTACGTTCTAAGGATGCTAAGAATAGAGTTATAATGGTATTAAACCCAGCTACAAAAGCTCACTGGATATATAATAGATTCTTTGAGAGAAGAGGATTAAATGGAGGTGATAATGTAACTGTTGAAGATACTACATATATACATACTACTTATTTAGATAATATAAAGCACTTAGATAAAACCTTTATAGATAATATAGAGAGAATGAAAGAAGAGAGACCTGATGAATATGAGGCTCAGATATTAGGTGGATGGAGAGCTGTTGCTGAGGGTGTTATATTTACTAACTGGGAAATAAAACCTTTTGATAGTAATGGTGATTATTATGGAATAGGTATGGACTTTGGATTCAGTACAGACCCTACAGGAGCTACTTTAATATCTATTAATAAAAAGAAAAAAGAGATATATCTAAAAGAGTTATTATATAAGACTGGATTAACTACTAGTGAAATAGCATATAACTTAAAAGCTCATAGTAAAGCTCTTACTATTGGTGATTCTGCTGAACCTCGACTATTACACGAATTAAAGCATAGTTATGGTATGAACATTAAACCTAGTATAAAGGGTCAAGGCTCTATTAACTTAGGTATTGCATTATTACAAGAGTATAAGCTATATGTAGATAATGGTAGTAGAAACCTTATTACAGAGCTTAATAACTACGTATGGAAGGAAGGTAAAGATGTAGCTGAGGATAAATATAATCACTTAATAGATGGAATAAGATACTTTGTTTCATATCATTTATCTAATCCTCACTCTGGTAAATACTATATTAATTAAAAAAAATTAAAAAAACTTTAATATTTGTTTGGTAGTTAGTAAATAAGTCGTATATTTGTAATATAAATAATAACAAAATGACACACGCTAACGAAAGATTAACTCAAAGAATACTAAACAAGACTACTCTTGATGTAGTAAAAGAAGGAGCTACTGCTCAATACACTAAGATAGGTGAGTATAACTTAACACAGTTAATTAAAGACCAGATTGTATCTAAAGTAGATGCTATTAGAGCTAAAGACTTTGGACATAGAGATTATGGTGTATTAATACATAACTTTGGTAAAGTAGTTAGCCTCCACGATTCAGAAGGTGAATCTAATGGAGATGCTCTTTATGCTATAGTAAGAAATAATGAAATCTTCACTATATGTTTTGTAAAGTCATATACTTCTTTTAATGGCTTAGAGAATAAATTGAGAGTAGATGGAATCATTAAGAAATTAAAGAACTTTAAGAAAAGATAATTAGTAAACAATGGAATTAGAAACTTTATTAATAATAACTTTTACAGTATGTACTATTAGGTTTTATGCTGTAATACTAAAAGAAAAATACAATGTCAGGAAAAACAATTTTAATCGTAGGTAACGATAAGCATATCCTTAGTGATGAGGGATGTGACTGGGAGTCGCAAATAGCTAGAATACTAAGAACATATCCAGATGATGTCAGGGTAGGATTTAAAGGCAATATAGATAATACAGAATACTAAAATAAAAAAACTATGAGAAATATTTGGAATTTAATATTAATTTACTTATCTTTGAGACCGTATAAAAGAATCTACCTCAGCAAAGACATAAGTTATGATATGTATAAGGATGGTAGAAATAAAAGAATAAGAGATGACAGGTAAGTATTATGAAGCAATGAGCTGGGCTCTAAAAGGTAATCATCTTAGAGTATATCCTGAACCTATAGAGGGTGATATATATACTGAGAAGAAGTTAAGAGATGGTAAGCCTAGAACTGTTTCAATAAATAAAGTTAGATTAGTTATAGAGATAGAAGGCTCTAAGCATCTAGGTAAGTTTATATATAAGCAGGATAAAACTATGTCTCAGGCTATTGGTGAGATTTACCTCCACTATTATAATAAAAGAACTGTAAAATGAAAATAACTAGTAAAGAGAGAAGTATGGAAAAATTTAGCTGTAAAGAAGTAGCTAATGACTATTATGAAGTAACCTTTAATGGTAGAGCTAAGAATGGTATACTATATCAATGTACATTAAATAAAGAACAATTAAGACAATTAATCAATACTTTAGATAATGCAATTTAGAACTACTAGACATTTAGAATATATATTAGAGAATTATCAGCTTATGCTGAAACCAGCTCTAGTTGAGGCTAAAAGAGAATTAGATAAAAGAAAACGTAAACGAGTATTAAAACAACAAGCAAATGAGAATCGTAAAAGCTATAATAAGAGTACTATGGGCACTAACTAGGATATTCCTAAGACCATTTAAAACTATTTTAAAACTATTTAAATAATGAATAAATTTATGAGAAAGCTATTAGTATTACACAATAGAATTATAAAAGCTATTAAAGAAATATGGGATATATCTGAATATAGTATGTACCATATATCATTCTGGAAGGGCTTTGTATTAGGAGCATTAATCTGGAATCTATTATTAGATGGATTTTATTACTTTATATAATATGTGGTTAATTCATCCTTGTCCTGTATGTATCTCAATATCAGTATGTTGCGTATTAGGGTATAAAATAATTAAAAAAAAAGTAAAAAAAACTCCAAAAAGTTTTGGTAAAGTCAAATAATGTTGTATATTTGTAGTAACAATAACAAGTAAAAACAACAAAATGACAAACTTAGAAATTTATAAAGCACTTAAAGAGTACGCTAACGAAGACGCTACAATAGCAAAAGAAAACGGACAAATGTCTATCTGCGACACTAAAAGAGGTGTAATCAATGTAAACTATGATAACGGTTTCTTTCAAGCTTATAATAATATGGGTGAGCAATTAACTGGTTCTATGACTCAAAATAGATTTGAAAACTGGTTAACTGACCAATACATAGTAGAATTATAAAATAATTTAAAAAAAAACTATAAAATATTTGGTAGATAGAAATATCTGCCTTATATTTGTAGTATAATAACAAACAAATAAAAAGAAAATGAAAAATTTAAACTATATTACTCAACAAGTTAACACAGCAATAAACAATGAAGCAATTGTTACTGTATCTTCTGCTGATAATATCTTCTACGTATATACTGAGGATAATATGTTAGTGGTTAATCCTGATAGATTTGCTAATGAAATGCACTTTCCTTTAGATGATTGTGGAGTTAACGACTGTATTAACTATTTAGTTGAGGTAATGTCTAACCAATATTCATACTGTTAATATGAGAGATTTAAAACAATATCTATTAATAATGTACAAGGGGAAGGATAACGCTTCCTCTACTGTACTAGCCTCAACAAAGCAAGATGCTTTAGCAATGGCTGAATTCTTACTGTCTACTAAAGACTATGACACTAATAACAAGGATTATACTAATCCATATACTCACTGTAGAATAGATAGAATTAAAGGAAATGGAACTGTAGTGACTGGGGATTATTACTTTTATAATGAGACTTTCAACACTGTACAGAAAAATTATTTAGAAAAATATTAAAAAAAGTTTGGTAATTAAATATATTTATGTATATTTGTACTATAACAATAAAGAAATAAGATATGTTAAGAAATAAAAGAGTATCACACTATATAGACTGGGTAGACCAAGATTGTAACGATATAATAATAGAAGTAGCTTACTACTATAGTCACGGAGAGAATGGAGACTATTATACACAAGGTACTCCTCCAGAAGTAAGAATTGATGATGTAATTGATGAAAAAGGTAATAGTATACTATCATTAATGACAACTTCAGAATTAGAAGAAATAGAAGACCAATTAATACAAGTTGAGTCTGATTTATAAAATATTGTTTTGTTTTATTTGTTATGAAGAGGAGTTAGCTGAAAGGTTGACTCCTTTTTTAGTATGTAAATGTTTTTAAATAAAGATAAATATGCAAATATCTATTCCTACTACAATTGATGATATTACTCTGGAGGAATTCCAGAAGTTTTCTGTTATAAATACAGATGACCAAGACGATGAATTCAAACTACATAAGACTATTGAAATATTCTGTGGTGTGGATTTACAAACAGTAGCTCAATTCCCTGTAAAAGATGCTGAGGAAATAGCATCTGATATAATGGCTGTTTTAGAAGATGAGCCTAAGTTTGAACAGTTCTTTGACTTTAATGGAGTTAAATACGGTTTTATCCCAGCTTTAGAAGATATGTCTCTAGGAGAATATATTGACTTAGAAGAGGGGTTAAAAGATGTTAAGCAGTTTCATAAGGCTGCTGCTGTTATGTTTAGACCAGTAACTAAGACATTTGGTAAATTATATACAGTAGAACCTTATACCTCATCAATAGCTAAATGGGAAGACGCTAAAAAGTTTCCTTTTGGCAAGGTATCTGCAGCTGTTGTTTTTTTTTATCGTATCGTCAACGAGTTGCTAAAGGTTTCCCAGCATTATTCGAAGAAGTCTTTGAAGAAGAGCAAGGATATTCTAGAGAATCACAATTCGCTGCGAAATATGGATGGTTCAACAGCCTTTACGCACTTAGTCAAGGTGATATCACAAAGTATAGAGAAGTAACAGAGCAAAATCATTTAACTGGATTAATGTACTTAGAATACAATAAAGAGAAAGCTGAAATAGAGGCTTCAAAATATAAAAGAAAAAGATAATGAATAATATTTTTAAATTAACAGATAAAATCAAACAAGAATTAGAATCTAACCAACTAATTAACCAAGTTACATTTGGAGACTTAATGGAGGTAGATTTATTAAAACAAAATATATTCCCCTTAGCTCATTTAGGAATGGCTTCTGCTAC